GTTGAAGCTGTATACTCATTGACTGTGTAATAGGTTTTTGCTGATCTCCCTTTCAAAACATTAGGAGTATAACGAAAATCTTCCCAAAATGGAAAAGACTTTGCATTAGCTGTCTGTGAAAGTGCTCCTTCGGCCAAAATTGGCGATGTTCCACTATATCCCAAACCTTCCAAGTAATCTACATCTTGAACATAGGATAAAATCAAACCACCACCAGCACCTGTTCCACATCGAGCATCATACTCTAAAGAAAACCTTGTAAACAAAAATTGCTGAAAACATGTAGCAATATTATATAAAGGCGTTCCGATATACGCTTTCATTGTAGGACTGATCGGCCATATCGTATCATCCCTAGCTATCGAATCAAACGTTATACAAGGAGTATTTATACTCGTAGAATACGTTATCTGCCCTACCCTTTGTCTACCAGTTATCAAAAGAGAACCCATCATTCTTCCAGATCCAAAACGAATATTTCCCCCTACTTTGTGTTTTCGCACATTAGTTGTCAAACGTTTTTTCACATCTTCGGAGAAATTGTTGTACCCAACACGCTTATTACCGGCAATAATAACTTCTTTTGCTTTCCTTTTTGTACCGATTTTACGACCTTTCCTGACCTTCTTCTTGGTCTTTCCAGGTTTCTTTTTGCCATTCTTCTTAGGATTAGGCATCTCCAATAAAGTCTCTTTGGTTGACAAGACTTTATTAAGCGTGGGATCCTTCTTCTTGCTTACGCTTTGCCTCAGATTCCTATATACACCTCCGACTACTGCGGCAGGATATTTAACATAATCTGGGACCCATCTCCAGGGACGCTTTGACCAACCTTCCTGTGATTGAATGTCCTCTTCTTGATCATTCATCGAATACTGAAATTTTTCCAGGAAATTCATTATTTAACGAAAGAAAATGTGTAGGATTTTCCCTGACAACAAATTCTATTGGTCGTAAGCTTACGTTACAGTGTTCACCACCAATATACAACTCCTCGATCTCATAAGGTGCCAAGTACGATGTCTTGACAATCTCAAAACTAAAAGGATCGTTTTCTTTTATAGGAGCATGAACCATCTCATTTTCATAATTATCCACCAAATATCTACAAAAATCATTTAAGATATCCCGTGTTTCTTTACAATACCATGATTCAATACGTAACGCGCAAGCACGCAAAAACGTCATCCGCAACGACTCCGTTTTGCTTTTATACACTAAACTACTCAACACTTTAGCAGCTACTGGGGCAGGAAAAACTCTACCTCCCTGATGCACCCAGTGCATTGAGCAGAACTCAGTGTCGTCCAACAACATAAACTCTGGACTCTCTATCTTAAATTTCCAATCAAATGCATTTTCAAAGACTTCTTGTATAGACTGAGGGTGAAACCATCTTTTCACTTCATCCGAGATTGTGTAAATGGAATCATCTCCACACACAAATAATTCAACATTAGCTCGAAAATCTTCCCAAGTACTATCATAGTCTTTTGGTTTTAACACGCTCCATGCGTAAAACCATGCCCAGACCAAAATTAACGAGTTATCAGTAATCGTATTCACTTGACCACTGGGATTACCTGTCAACTTCTGAATAATCTCTCCCCCATCGCACAATATGTACGAACATACTATATCCTTCAAATACGCGTCTATCCCCTTCTGAGTTGATTCGGTGTTACATTCTCTACGTAAATTAGTTCTACGTATTTTGTATACCTCCTGAAACATCTCTAAGGAACAACTTGCGTCAAAGGCACTGATGTCCATCATTCCGGCGTTCGGGAATCTATTCAATCGTCGATATAATCTATCCCATCCAAGATTAAACTTCTGATAACCAGCCACTATTGGTGTCTGTAAAGCATTAGCTTCTTGTATAATTTTAGCATTTTGATCAGCAAAATAACAATAGCCTTCCATTGTCAAATGTACTGGACCTGCAGTATAAGTTCTTACAGAGTTAGCTAATTTTTTATCAACTGATTTCAACTCTGATTTTACTTTATTTACAAAAACTACTGGTCTGTAATTACCCGCTTGACGTTGTGCATGCCAATCCTTCCAATATAACTCATAAGAATGATCTTTAAAGAGATCTTTCTTTTTAGGATAGCGTTTCGTCCAAGGAAAACCTGGACTACTTTTTCCAACACACATTTGGGTTAAAGTTTCATAATCCTCGATTACTCGAGAACCTTCAAGACCAATCATCGCTTGTGCTAACATTCTAGTTGCTCTAGACTTAACTACTTTGTCTATTACTGGTTGCTTTCTACCATACTTCGCTAGGCTTAAATACCCTGCTTCTTGATTTGCATACACCATACGATGACTCAGCATACTTTCATTCCAGCCAACTAACGCTAAATATTCTAAAGCTTGTGGA